CAGCAGCCTCCTTTTCACGCAGTCGCCGGAAAGCGAACAGCCCCATCAGACGCGCTTGAGCAGCACGCTGAGGATCACACCAGCCAGGGTGGTGGTGGTGCCGGTCACGTCCAGAGACAGACGATCGCCAGCCTCCAGGGTCAGGTTGGCGGTGGTGCTGGTCAGCTCACCAGAATCAGCAGCATCGAACTTCTGCTCGGTCAGAGCAGTGCCCTTGAAGTTGATTTTGGTGGTGCCGAGCAGGTCGTCGCCAGCAGTGGCGGCTTCGGTGCCTTGGCAACGACGGATGGTGCCGCTAACGGCGCCAGCGTCATCACCAGCAACGGCATGCACTTCGCGGATGCTGACCACTTCGCACTTCACCGGAGCGGTAAAGAACTGCACATCAGCCACCGAGGAGGCGATGTAGTGGTCAGCAACGATGTACTGCTCGTTGGACAGTTCAAACTGGGAAGGTTGAGCCATGGTTAGTTACCTCAATCGAAGTTAGAGGTGTTGGTGGCGCGCACGATGCCAATGTTCTTGGTCTCGTACACCTTCGACCAGTTAGTGATGGTCTCCAGTTGAGCGCGAGTCGGGTTGACCGTGGTGACGCCCCACTTGGCACCAACAGGGTGGTAGCAGTAGTGCAGGTCGATCGACATGGCATCGCTCTTGGCGAGGATGTCACGGTCGGTTTCAGTCTGCATTGCGAGCTGTTCGCCGGAAGCGACAGCGCCCTGGGTGAAGAAGTAGGTGGCGTACTCAGTAGTCGAGCCGCTGCCGTCGGTCTGCACATCGTCAGACACGATCACGCGCAGACCCATGTAGGTCGGCACGTTCACTTCACCGCCGTAAGCAGCAACCATCGAACCGCCCGACTGGGTGGTGGTGGTGCCACGAGCCTCAGCGGTGCTGACATAATCGATAGCACGACGCTCAACCAGGTCGTAGTAGACCTTGGAGTGCATGCACACGGCGGTCAGCTTGTCGCCTTGATCGCCCAGCAGGCTGCGGGCTTCAGCGACGTGACGGGGGCTCAGCACGGTGGGGGTGTCAGCGCTCAGGCCGTCAATCGACAGGTCCACAAAGGGAGCAGTCGCGTTGTTGCCCAGGGCGCCGAACACACCGGCCAAGCAGGACAGCAGGTCCTTTTGGCGCTGGTTGGCAACGTAGTCAGCGATCTTGGCGCCGATAGCGGCCATGGGATCGGCACCAGCAGCGAGAGCTGCCAGGTCACGAGCCTCAAAGGCACGGCCACGGTGCAGGATGACGCCAACTTGCTTGTCAGCAGTGATCTTGCCGGGGGTCAGCGAGCTGCTGTCGGTCAGCACCTCGAAGTCACCGGAAAGGTTTGCTTTCCAGAAAGGGACGTTGATAAAGTCACCACCCTCAGTAGCATTCAGCTCAGCCATCGGCTGGACCACACCGCTAGCCAGGAAGGCATCACGCTGCGTGGTTTGCTCGATGACGTAAGGCGTAAAAACCTCTGGGATGATGATGTCAGAGCGAAGAGTCGCCATGATTCATCTCGGGGGAATGGTTTACGGTGTGGGCGCAACCCAAAGCACCAGCGCAGCCGGTTGCAGGCAGCTTAACGGTTAGCTGCTGCCTTCATGCGATCATACAAATCACGGTCTGTACGGAACAGTCGCGCTTGTTCAGTCAGATTGAATGATTCACGGCTAAATGGGTTGGCCATCCCTGCCGGAATGCCGCCAGTGCTGGCACCGGCTGATGGTGCGCCACTGCCCTGCGGCTTGGGTTGCTTTTGCATCCATGCCGGCAGGGTTTTTGCCCACTCGCTGACGGGTGTGCGCTGGTAGCCATCGACAACTACAACAGTGCCGTCTGCATCGCGTTCGATCTGATCAGCGCTCAGCTTGGTTTTTAGCACCAGGTCAGGGTCATGCACGATGTCAGCCAACGCAGTCACTGCAGGCGTGACCAGCTCCAGCTCACGGACGCGGCTTTCCAAGGCAGCAATGCGATGGTCCTTCTCGGTTGTCGCCTCACGGAACTGCTGCTCTAGCGCTTGCCGTGCCTCTTGGTACTTGCCTTGTGATTCAAGCTGCTGCTGCTCGTAGTTGCGCTTGAACTCAAGCAGCTCGTTGACATCAACGCCATCAGGCAATGCTGGCGCCTTTTTGGCAGCACGCAACTCTGAAATCAATTCTTTATTTTTGCGCTCAAGTGCCTCGACGCTGCGCTGCAGCACTTCGGTATTGTCACCCCCGGTAGCCGCAGGCTCTTGGGTTTGTGTTTCATCAGACATGGATAAGCCGCAGGCTTAATTACGCTGCCATCGTATCAGCCCTACGGTTATGGCAAGGGAGTGGGATACACCAACTCGTGAGCCGTGGAATCCGGTCATCAAGGCGTGCCTCAATGCGATAGATCACCATGAGCACCTGTACCGCAGCACCGGCAACGGCTGGCATGCAGCCAAAGCGCAAGATCTGCGGTGGTACGTCGCTGAACTAAAGGACTGGATTCACCGGCAGGAAGCGGCTACCACTTCACCTGGCTTGACCACCAAGCCGGGGACATCTTCCCGCGAGCAATGTTACTGGCGTGCCTTGCCTTGAAAGATGCCCGCCTGGCCTTGGCTGCTGCTGACTCGCCTTTACGCGGTGGGCTGCCGCTGACGCCTTGCTGCCCGAACCGGATCAGCTTGACGGTCTCGCCTTCCTTGGCTAGTACCGCGTGGGATTTGGTCGGATGGTTTGGCGTGCGCTTGGGTTTGTTGTAACCCTCAAACTGCTCGCCGCGATAGGTGATCATCGCCTTGGTGCAGGCTTCAGCTCTGACCGCTTCTTAATCACCGCGTTGCCGGTTGACTCGGACTTGATCCGCACGATCGGATCGTCCATGCTGCCAACGCGGGTGACGCTACCACCGCCCTGCGTGGGTATGGTCGCCCGCTCGCCGCCAATGCTGGTGATCACGCCAAAGGTGCGGGTGCCTTGGTAGTTCCAGCTAACCCGGTCGCCGCGTTTCATTTCTTCTTGCCTCCTTTCTTGGGCATGGGCTTTTGAGGCTTGGCAGGTCCGGTGTACTTAGGCATCACTTTTTACCTTTGGGTTTACGGGTTTTGCCGGCTTTGGACAGGGCGATGGCGACGGCTTGCTTTTGCGGCTTGCCGGCCTTCATCTCAGCTTTGATGTTGGCTGAGATGGTCTTCTGCGAGCTACCTTTCTTTAACGGCACCGTATCGAGCCCGCAACTGATCTAAGGTTAGCTCTGACCCGTCGTCGCGTACCAGTTTGGCGATGGCGTCCTTGGGTCCGTACTTAGCCGATAGCTTGTCGAAGTATGCAACCTTGTTGGCGCCAAGTGCCTTTGCCTTGACCGCCAGCGGCTGCTTGGCCAGCCACTGGCCGTAGGACTCGTTAACCGGCACCTGCCCGTCAGCGCTGGCGCGGGTGCCTGCTGGCGGTGGCGTAAAACCTAGGGCTTTGTAGTCAATGACCGGCACGGTCGTGCTGCGGCATCCAAAATGAAGCGGCGGCAATGGGCCTTTGCCGTATTCAAACTCACGGCCATCAAGCGCTCGGCAGATCGCGCTGGTGCGGGTGTCAAGCGTGGCGACGTATCTGTATTTCTTGGTGATGTCCTGGTTCGCCTCATACACCTGCTGGCTGGCGGTATTTGCCACTTGGTTGATGCTGGTGCGCACTAGCGCGATGACCTGGTTGTCGGCTACTGCTGTTGCCTGCCCGCCTGCGGCGATGAGCTGTTTGACAGTCTTAGCCTCCTCGCCAAACTGCAGGCTGCCGATCAGTCGCTTAGCAATGGCTGGCGTTGTCTCACCGGTCAGCAGCCCTTGCCGCACCACCTGCGAGAACCGCTCGGCCTGATCGACGGCGATGCCACGGAATGCCTTGGTAACTACCTCACCATTGGGCAGCGTGATCGTGGCACCCTGCGCAGCGGTCAGGTTGAATGTCGTTGGTGCGCCCTGCACTGCAGCAAACAGGTCATCACTGAGCGCTACCACGTTGAGCTGTGTCGGGTCGGTTGTGACCACGCTTTGCGCAAACTGCGGGCTGATCTCAACGGTGCGCACTGCGTCACGAGCACCGGCAGGCAATGCACGCCGTAGCTGCTCGGCCACAAACTCAGACTGCAACTGCGCAATGCCTTGCAGTTCGGTTGCGGTTATTTCGGTTGCATCACCCGCCCAGGTGCCAAGGCTGTCCTTGAGTTGCGCAAGGATCGCCCGCAACCTGGCAGCTTTAACTGGTGCGGCTAGCTCATCAATAGTCCGCAGTTGATTGACTGCATCAATGATGATGTCGTTGTAGGCATTAATGATGCGCCGCGCAACGCTATTGCTGAACCTGTTTAGGTCGATCGCATTGCGGTATAGCGCCTCTGGTGTAGCCATTAGATGACACCAAGTTGCTCAGGGCGATACTGCGACCTGATACTGACATTAGCGCCACGGGTTAATGCACCCTGCACTGCTGCAGCGAAGGCGTCGTAACCGTTCTGGCCGTCTTCCATAATGCGCAGCTCATCCACTTCATCAGCCTTGCCGTTTTTGTACCATGTCAGCCGGATGACAGCTAGCACTTCATCAGGCAAATCGCAAACGGTGTAATCAAGCTCCTGCTTCCTGGGCTTCTTCGGCTCCATCCAGATCATCAGTTCCACTAGCCAGTCTGTCAGCTTGTCCAGCAGACGGTAGATCAAGCCCTGCATTGGATGTGGCCTCCAGCTCCTCGTCTACATCAAAGTTATCGCCCAGTACATCGCCCTCGGCCAGCTCACGCAACAGGGTCTCTTGGCTGATGGTGCCAGCGGTGTACAGCGACAGCAACGCAGCAATATCCTGCGGTTCAAGGCGTGCGCCGAGGAAATCGCGGTTCACATAAGCGCTGCCAGCAGCAGTTGCATTGCCGAGGTAAGTGGCATGCCACTGCAGGCAGTTGTCGATCATGTCCTGCATGTTCTGCGCGATCACCATCATGGTGCTATCGCCTTGACTGCGGTCAATGCGCTTTGCCTCAGCGGTCTCAGCGCTCAGCTTCTGGCCTAGCACTGCCGACAGCCCTAGCTCATTGATCTGCAACGCAAGCTGCTCAAGCCGGCGGAATTGCGCCTCGAAGCTGCGGCCTGCAGGCTCGATGTACTCGGCGCGGCCTTCGGCTGGGAATGCGATCGCCTCGCCAGGTCCTGCTGATACTTCTTCCGCTGCTGACGGGAACCCGTAAAACGCCAGCATCGGCACCGCTGAGATATGCAGTTGGTTGTCAAGGTCCGACTGCACTTGATAGGTCTTGAGGTTGAGCTCTGCGATGTCCTCCAGCGGCGGGCGTGACTCCATGAAGCCATGCCGCTGCGCGTAGGCGATGGTGAACGGAATCTCGCTAAGGCTGGTGCGGCCTTCATCGACCACCGTGAACTCACCGCTGTCCTGCTTGCGGTGGATGCGGTACTCACCAGGCGTCAGCACACGCACCTGCTCGACCGCCTTCTCACCAAACTCACCATCAGGGACGGTGACCACTTCCGCCAGCCGGAGCTGTGTCAAGACCTGCCGGCCCTCTTGCGTCTCGGTGCGCCAGCCAAGGATCTGTCGGGGTGTGTATGTCACCCAATAGGGGCGACCCCCATTAGCAGGTGCATCCACCAATGTACCAACATGGCCATAACGGACCATTTTGCGGGCGGCTTCATAGGTCCAGACGTTGAGGTCATTGCCTTGCAGGTCTACGTCAAACAGTTGCTCGCGGATTGCGTCGGCGGTGTCATCCAGCCGGACAGGCTTGCGGGTGAGCATGCCGGCCAGCATGCGCTCAAGGCGGATGTAATACGGCGGGCAGACGCTACGGGCTAGGCGGTTGTCGTAGGACTCGTCCAGCTCGCGTGGCTCTTGCGGCAGGTAACGGCGATGCTTTTTGCGCATCCCGTAGGTGCCCTGCAGCAGATCCTCGATCAAGATCCAGTGCGGCTCTTGCGCGTACCAAGCAGTGTTGGGGTCATTGACCCTAGAAACGGTGCGCTGCGCTAGCGGCCGGTCATAGAACGAATAGCCGGTATACACGACCGCTAGCTGCTGACAATGGTGTCAGTTTACGGCTTCAGCCCCTGATGACAGGCCGGGTGATTGTGATGCGCCTCAGCGGCTTGATCACGGCCGACGCTGATGCCGACGGCGTACATCATGAACAGCAGCGTCAGGGCTGCGAAGCGGTTGATCCAGGGATTGGTGACCATGGTGTTGTGGGTGGTGGTGGTAGGGCGGCCTTGGCGGCCGTGCGCACAAGATACCAGCGTTTGCCGCCGTGGTCAACCCTTCTCATGCTTGGCGCCCTTGCGGATGTTGTCCGCAGCCCACAGCGGCTGTAAGTTGCTGTAGTGGAAGCACTGTCGCTGCTGCTCTGGGTCGGCCAAGTCAAAGCTCGCGCACGGGCGGATGTGGTCGATGTGCCAGCCGTCCCGGCCATAGTTGTCCCAGCTCATGCCATCAGTAAACTGCGCTTGCAAGTGCTGGCGGAGTTCTTCGACGGTGCAGCCAATCAAGTCAGCGCTTGCTTGAGTCTTGCAAACGCCACAGCTTAATAATGCGTAATAAATACGATTTCTCAAGTTCAGGCTAATGGCTCTATTGGTTTTTAGGTCTCTCTGTTTCTGGGCGTGAAGCCTGTAAGCAGCCTGCTTTTGCGCCCTGAATGTCGCGTCAGTTCTGTAGCGGATGCGAAATGCTTGGCCATAAGCACTTAGCCGATCCCGATTACGCTCGCGCCATCGGCGGGTTGACTGCCGCTTGGATTCCCGATGCTTTGCTGCGGTACGCCTTTCATTTGCGCGCACTCGTTCAGGATCGCGTTTTCGCTCTTCCGCCTTGTGGTTCCGGTCGCATTCAAGGCAATTCCATTTGCGCACGCCACGAATTGAAATGTGGCCGTTGCGGCACGGCTTGCCTGTGAAGTAGTGGCGCAGACCCTGCTCAAGAGCCTCTGCCCGTGTAATGATGTCCATGTTGCCTGGTGACTCAGGTGGCCGGGCGCAGGAGGTTGCCGCCTCGCTGCGCCAATCAATATAGCCGAATGCCCGTGCTGCGTCCAGCAGTCTTGTGCAGCATCGAGAAGTCGCGGTGCAGCCAGTAGCCAAGGCAGTCATTCATGTGATCAAAATTGGACTGCTTATCCGGCAGTTGCGTCTTTTGATCCCAGCACTGCAGCTCCAAGCATTCGATCAACCGCTTGCAGCCTTGGTAAATCTGCAAGCGGTTTTCACCTTTGCCGTTTTCAAGCATGGCCTGCACGTTGTTGACGCGATCGCGGATCGGCGGATTTGACTGCGGCGATTGGTTGCTGATGCCGTAGCTTTCCAAAATCTGGATGTCCGTGCGTGTGGCATTTGTCGAGCGGTTGCCGCCTGATGCGTCTGGGTAGCCGTAGATCTTGTGGTCTGGGTAGCGGCGGCGGATTTCTTGCGCAAGAGAATCTGTGTCGTTTGCGCCAGCGACCTCATCAATGACAACAGCCCGATCGCCAATGCGGATGCCGATGATCGCGTTGGTGTTGCCGATATTGAAGTCAATGCCTATCCGCAGCGCCTCGCGGCCAATGTCCGGCAATGCTGCAAAAACATGCTTAGCACGATCAAACCTGTCATAAACACAACCAGTGGTTAGATTTACAAACTCTCCCTCCAAATAGCTTTTAAGGAGCGTTGGATCGTAATTAGCTCGTAAGCGCTCAATAAAGTCCTCCGGCAAATGCGGATTGTCATAGGTCCGCATTTTGATAAGCCGCCTATCCGGTCGCAATTGCGCGTCGTCACTGGCAAATGTCTGCCAGAGAAACCGGAACCCCTCCGGTGTCGATGCCGCACCAAACTGCCGGACATTGCCGCTGCGGAGTCGGCCGAGGATCTTAGGAAATGCCTTATTAGCAATGCTGGGCGTCACGGTGTCAATCTCGTCGGCGAGCACCCAAGCAAGGTTCAAGCCAATGATGCGGCTCCAGTTCTCAAAGCTGCGGCACAGGATCTTGGTGTCACCGCCCGGCAGGTGCAGCATGTACTCCGGCAGTGGACTAGCGCGGAAGGTGTACGGGATGTCGTACGCCTCAAGGAATGCCTCGAAGTCCGTCTGCCAGATGTCGCGGATCAGCGGTCCGGTTGGCTCCATCACGCAGCCGATAAAGCCCTGATTAACTGCTGCCAGCATCACGGCTTTAGCGCACAATGCCCTGGTCTTGCCAGCGCCATAGCCTGCGCTGATGCCAAGGATCTGGGTTGCGGTGTCATCCACAAACGCAAGCTGGCCAGGGTGCAAGTCAGCACGGATGCGGGCTAGCAGGTCGTCAGTATCCTCAGGCGTCTGCTGCTGCAGGAATGACAACAGCGGCACTGGTTCGCAAATGCCAGACAGCAGGCTCACGACATCTCAAACCGCAATAGCCGGGCTTGCTTCTCAAGCGCCATTAGTGCAGTGCCGAGTTGCTCTTTGTCTGATGCACGACGCTCATATTCTTGCAGTCTGGCAACAGCAGCTTCTAGCCATTGAGGCCGCTCTATCTCTGCATCAAGCGATAGGAGTTGGCGAGCACGAGCAATGTAAGCATCAGCTTGGCGCTCGCCTATTCCCCAGTTCTCCGCTGCAAATTGTATGATTTGCCTTCTACTATGTGCACGCAAGAGCAAGCTGTAGACAGCATTTACGCGCTGGTCAGACTCTGTATTGTTGCACTTGCGCGCCATTGTATTACTCCCGGATTTGAATTGGCATGATGAGATACGTCTGCTCTGTCATGCTAGTCGGCCTTAGCACGACCGGTGTTGTTGCACTATTGGCCGACAGTGTAACAGTATCCGACTGCCGCATGGCCTTTAGCCCATCGAGCAGGTAATGCACATTGAACGCCCAGGTGCCAGCGGCCGCGCCTTCGTAGGTGATCAGCTCTTTGCCGTTGTTGGCATCGGCCTCGGCGGTGATGGCCAGTGCGCCTGAACCGGCGGTGAGCTTAACGACGGAGTTATGCGCCTCTGCAATCAGGGCGACACGCTCCAGGCACCGGGCAAAGCGGTGCCGGTCAAGGGTCATGGCGTGCTTAAAGGACTTGGGCACCAGCGCTGCCACGTCGGGGTACTTGCCGTCAAGGATGCGGCTGTAGATGGTGATGCCATCGCCTGCATCGATCACGGCTTGCCCGGCTGCTGCTGCCACGGTGACGGTGCGGTCCTGCAGCAGCTTCATCGTGCTGGCTGGTAGCACCAGATCAATGCCATCGGGCAGTGCTACGGGCACACGCATGAGCCGGTGGCCGTCAGTGGCCTCCATGAAGCCGGCTGCCATGTGGATGCCCTGCAGGATCTGCTTGCTGCTGTCGGTGCTGACGGCTGCCATGCAGGCACGCACACCAGCGGTCAGGTCCAGCTCAGCGCTAGGAGCCTCCACAACGGGCATGGAGGGATAATCGGCTGCATCCTGCACCGCAAGCCCATAAGAGCCGCTGGAGGCGCTCACAGATCCATCTGACAGCGTCACAGGCTCGCCATCATCCATGCGGCTGACGAGGCCCGCCAGCAGCCGATACGGCAGCGCCACGGTGCCAGGGGTATCCACGGCTGCCGGTACGGACACGGTGATGCCGAGGTCCAGGTTGAAGCCGGTAACGGTCATGACGCCAGCATCAGCGGCGATCAGGCAGCAGCTCAGGATCGGGTGGCTGTTGCCGGTGCCAACGGCTGGGGCAATGGTGCGCAGTGCATGACTGAGATCAGCCTGCGTGGTGATGAGTTTCATGTGGCGGCGTCGGTAAGGATGGAAACAATCCGCTCGTAATCAGCGGCGAATGATGCAACCAGTTCAGCCGGGATGGGCTGCTGGTCATCTTGGGCATTGTCGCGGATAGCAGCGGCGTAGGCAAGCGCATGCTCCATGGCGTCGTGGAGCCGGTTGATCACGGGTTGCTGCTTGGCTGAGATGTTGATGAGATCCATGTGATGACATATGCAACAAGCTGCTCGACCATGCGGCGCGGGATGTCCCCGCGCACATTGGCGAGCGCATCCGACACTAAACGGTGATAGCCGGCAACGCTGAGTCCTGCGTCACAGTTTGCAACAAGTGCCCGCGACCGGATCAGTTCCGACCGGCTGACACCTGCCATGGCCGCCTGCTGGTCCAGTGCCACCAGGTCTGCAGGCTCAAACCGGACTTTGACTTCTTTCATAACGGTCCTAACGGTCGCCTAACGGTGGGCGTTCGGCGCAAATCGCCCGCCACCACTGGGCTGAACCCCTAACCTAACACTCCTAACGCTAAAAAAGACATATACATACAAGAGAGAACACCCCACCCACCCACACACTTACACCCTCTCTCTTAAAGGGGGGCTCTTCCGAAAAAGCGTTAGGACCGTTAGGACCGTTAGTTTCCAGTCATACCAAGGGTTCTCGGCCGAACGCCTCCGAACGGTCAGGCGGCTTCGAGGGGGATTTTGGTGGCTCGACTGTTACCGCCTGAACCTTTGAACCAAATAACGCCCACCTTCTCGGCGCCCGGCAAACGCGCCAGCACGGTTGACCAGCAGTTGCTCCATGGCGTGTCCGAGAGGATGGCGGCAATGGCGTTGGCGGTGTTGGACACGCAGATGGCGCCCTGCTCAGCCTTGATGCCATTACGCCCGAGGGTGGCCACTGCTAGCTCGGTTGTTACAACCATGTCATGACCATGGTGCAACGCAAGATCTACAAGTTCGCCAATCGTTCGGGTGACTGTTTTATCACCTTCAACGCGGATTTGATGCTGCAGGATGCGCTGTAAACAGCGCTTTTCATCTGGTATTTCAATCGACTGGGAGTAGGGTTCCCAGTTGTTCTGTTCAATTAGTTGCCATGCCTGATCTCGGGTGACGACTTCGCTGGACTGCAAAGACCACGCGCCTGCTAATAACGTGCCGTATTGATCACCAAGCCGTTGGCTATCAAATGCCTCAGCGGCTGCACGAGTGAAAATGCGCACACTGGCGCGGATTACGGGTATAAGCGCAATGGTCCGCGCCTGCAATCGCTGGCCAATCGCTTCAGATATATGCTTGTCAAGGTCGCGGTCTAAGGCTTCCCAGTGCGCAATACGTTCAGCTTTTGGTAGCTCATTTGGATTGCGCAAAGTAAGCTGAGCAAAGCGTGACTTATCAGCGCCTTGTTTGAGCGCAGTTGCAATGCTGCTCATCAGAAACATTGACCGGATGGTGTAACGCTGGGTGTCACCTTCAGGGCTGCCCTTAAGTGTGTGCGCTTTGGACTCCGAGCTGGCAACCCGCGCCAGGCCGAGGATGGCCTGCATCCGCTGCTGGTCGGTGCGTTCATTGGATTCGGCTTCGTCAAAGACCACCGGCAGGGCATCGGCTCGTAGGGCTTGCCGGATACCTGGTTCTGTGGTGTTGCCAGCCACGACCAAGCCCATGTCGCCTAGCAGCGGCGAGATGTAACGGTCAAGAATGGCGGATTTGCCGGAGCCGGCGCCTGCGGTAAGCCAAGCATGAGGACGCCAGTCCAGCGCACCGCAGATCGGGGCGAGTGCTGCCCAGCCGGCAAGCAGCAGGCCAGATGCCGGGACCTCCCAATGGAACCGCTCGGCTAGCTCGGCCAGGACAAAGGCCTCATCATCGGCTAGCGGCTTGGCATCTGCTGGACCACGCAGGCGTGCAAGGCGCTGATACAGGTAGGCGCTCCCGGGCACACCTGCGCTGACATCACGCGGATCACCGTCAACGACCAGGCGATCACCAAGGTGCAGCACACTGACGCGCTTATCCCACCAAGCGCCACGGCCACGGATGCGGTCTGGACTGTAGACACCAACAGCGGCTTGGCGTTCAAACAAGCTGCTTGCTGCTGCTGTCCAGTTGACACCAGTCTTGGATGGGTACAGGGTCTCCCAGTAACTAAGAGGCGCCAGTGATACCAGATTTGTCCCGGTGTGGCTGCTGCGTGACAAGCGGGTCACCTGACCGGTGCTGTGCGGCTGGTAGTAGAAGCTGTCATTGTCAAAGCCAAGGCAGGTGAAACAGCTATGAGCCTGCGGTATTGGATCGGGCTCCGGCAGCGGCTCGGCTAGTAAGGGCTCGGCCACAGGATCCGGCAGCTCAACAGGCGCTGAGCGGTTTGACATGAGATGCGCTGCAGCCTGAGCAGACGACCAGTCCGCATCAGCGAGGTCCCATCCTTCAGGCACACCTTCTGGCGGATGGACAATGCGCACTTGTGCGGCACCAGCAGCAAGCAACCGTGGCGCTAGCTTGGCCATTGCCTCACGGCCTGGCATGTCCGCATCAGGCCATAACACGCAACGGCGGCCGGTGATGGGGGACCAATCGGCCTTGTCAATGGCTTGGCAACCTGAGGCCCAGGTCAATACGGCATGTCCGGGAAACAATGCAGCGGCTGCATCGGCGGTCTTTTCGCCTTCGACGATCAGCAGCGGCAGGTTTGCATCACGACGCGCCCAGTAAAGGGGACGTGGTGACGGTGGTGCCTTGCGCCGCCATGCCTCACCGTCAAACCAGAGAGGGCGGATTTCTTTGCTTCCATCCGGCAAATTGCGGCGCAGTACATAAAAGGTGTCTGTGTACCGCCAGTGCGAATCCCAGCCCTTGAGAGGGGGTGCTGGTATTGGCTTGGCTAGGCCGAGATGCTGCTCAACCCGCTGCGCTGCTTCGGCAAAGCTCAAGCCCGTGCGACGCATCAGCATGTCCATGCCGCTGCCTGCTCCGCCGGTGCCGGCCTTGCCGCCGCACTTGTTGCAAAACCATGAGCCCGAGCCGTCTTGGTCGTCAAAGCGATAACGATCTTTGCCGCCACAAAGCGGGCACGGCTGGTGCTTGTCGATGAGTTGCTCTGGCGCCAAGCCAGTAAGTTGCTGCAGCAGGTCTGGCCACCTGCCGCGTGCTGCGTCGAGGATGGTCATGACTCGCGCCGTCCGGTAGCGGGCAGAAGACCTTGCTTGTCAAGCCGCATGGCCTGCTCAACGACAAGCCTGAGCACGGCGCTACGGGACAGGCCAGCGACGCGACGGGCATCAAGCCATGCCATCTGCTCCGGCGTGAGCTGGACTGCCAACGGATGCGATAAGGCCACGGGTCCTAGCGGATACTTGCGCAGTCTAGAGGGTTGCGCTAGGGTTGCAAGGCCACACGGCAGCTATGACCTACAAAGATTTCCTAGCCTCCAAATCCACCGCCTGCCCTGCTGCTGGCTTTGACCCGCAGCAGTTCACGGCGCCGCTGTTCCCGTTTCAGCGGGACATCGTCACCATGGCCTGCCGCGTTGGCAGATTCTGCATCTGGGCTGACTGCGGCATGGGTAAAACCGCCATGCAGCTTGAGTGGGCGCATCAGGTGCATCAACACACTGGCGGCAACGTGCTGGTCCTAGCGCCACTGGCTGTGGCGCATCAAACCGTCCGCGAAGGCGCCAAGTTCGGCATCCCATGCGTGTTCGCTGCAACCCAGGCCGACGTGCGCCGCGGCACCACGATCACCAACTACGAAAAGCTCAGCCACTTCGACCCCGCCGCCTTCGATGGTGTGGTGCTCGACGAGAGCAGCATCCTTAAGGCGTACACCGGCAAGATCCGCAACCAGATCATCGAGTCATTCAGCCAGACGCCATTTCGTCTGGCCTGCTCAGCCACCCCGGCGCCCAACGATCACATGGAGCTGGGGAATCACGCTGAGTTCATTGGCGTGATGACCAGGACCGAAATGCTGGCCATGTTCTTCGTCCATGACGGCGGCGACACCAGCAAGTGGCGGCTCAAGGGTCACGCCAAAGACAAGTTCTGGGAATGGGTCTGCAGTTGGGCTGTCACCATCCGCAAGCCGTCAGATTTGGGCTATGAGGACGGCAGCTTCATTCTGCCCGAGCTATCCATTCAGGACTGCACCGTCGAGACACCACGCGAGGCCATGGCCGATGACGCAGGCCAGATGGCGCTGTTCGCCATGGAAGCCCGCACCCTGAGCGATCAGCGGCACGTCCGCAAGGCATCGCTGCAGATGCGCGTCGATGCAGCTGCAGCCCTGGCCAACGACAGCGCCGAGCAATGGCTGATCTGGTGTGATCTCAACGACGAATCCAAGGCGCTTACCGCTGCTATCGATGGCGCGGTCGAGGTCTCAGGCAGCGACAGCGACGATCACAAGCGCAAGGCTGCTATTGACTTCCAAAATGGCAAGATCCGCGTGCTGGTCAGCAAGCCCAGCATCTTCGGATTCGGTCTCAACTTCCAGGGCTGTCACAACGTCGCCTTCGTTGGCCTATCCCACAGCTACGAGGCGTTCTATCAGGCCATCCGCCGGTGCTGGCGCTTCGGCCAGCAGCATCCGGTCAATGCGCACATCATCTACGACGTGGCTGAGGGTCGCGTGATCGAGAACATCCGCCGCAAGGAAGCGGACAGCATCGCAATGGCTGAATCAATGGTCACCATCATGAAGCAAACCACCATGGAACAACTCAAAAAGATCCAGCGCCAAGTAGCGCCACACATCACTGAGCACAAGTCCGGCGACAGCTGGGACCTGTACATGGGCGATTGCGTTGAGAGCATCAAGCAGCTCGACTCGGACAGCATTCACTACAGCATCTTTAGCCCACCATTCGCGTCGCTGTACACCTACTCCAACAGCGATCGGGACATGGGCAACAGCCGCAACGATCAGGAGTTCTTTGATCACTTCGTCTACCTAGCCAAAGAGCTGCATCGCGTGCTGATGCCCGGCCGGTTAATCAGCTTCCACTGCATGAATCTGCCCAGCAGCAAAGAGCGCGACGGCTTCATCGGCGTCAAGGACTTCCGCGGTGACATGCTGCGCATCTTTCAGGCAGCAGGCTTTGTCTTCCATTCAGAGGTCTGCATTTGGAAGGACCCCGTCACCGCCATGCAGCGCACCAAAGCGATCGGTCTGCTGCACAAACAGATCCGCAAGGACTCAGCTCTGAGCCGTCAGGGCATCCCTGACTACCTGGTGACGGTGCGCAAGCTGGGCGACAACCCTGAGCCATGCGCTGGCCCGTTCACCGAGTTTGCTGGCGAGAACCCACCAGCTAAGACCGGCGACGCCATCAAGGACAGCATCAACATCTGGCAGCGCTACGCCAGCCCGGTGTGGATGGACATCAACCCATCCGACACCTTGCAATACCGCAGCGCCCGCGCCAATGACGACGAACGCCACATCTGCCCGCTGCAGCTTGAGGTGATCCGCCGCGGCCTGCAGCTGTGGAGCAATCCAGGCGATCTTGTGCTCAGCCCATTCGCTGGCATCGGCAGCGAGGGTTACGTCAGCCTGCAGATGGGTCGCCGCTTCGTTGGATTTGAGCTCAAGCCCAGCTACTTCAACTGCGCAGTTAAGAATCTGCAAACCGTCGAGTCGCACAAACAGGGGGAGCTGGTGTGATGCAACTCCGCCCCTACCAACAGCAGCTCATCACCGACATCCGACTGCAATACCAGCTAGGGCACCACAGAGTCCTGGCAGTACTACCGACCGGCGGCGGCAAGACGGTCTGCTTCAGCTACATCGCCCAAGCTGCTGCCCGCAAGGGCAACCGCGTCTGCATCTTGGTGCATAGGGCTGAGCTGCTGGACCAGGCCAGCCGCAGCCTCATGGCCATGGGCGTCACCCATGGCCGCATTGCTGCAGGCCGCAGCATGGACCTGAGCCATGCGGTGCAGGTGGCCTCAGTGCAGACCCTGGCTCGCAGGCTGCACAAGTTGCCGGCTGGGTTCTTTCAGTTGCTGGTGGTGGACGAGGCGCACCACACCAATAGCAACACCTGGTCCACGGTGCTGCAGCATTTCCAGCAGGCGCATGTCTTGGGCGTAACTGCAACCCCATGCCGTGGCGACGGCCGCGGCCTTGGCGACCACTATGAGGTCATGGTGCAAGGACCCAGCGCTGCTTGGCTGACTGATAACGGCTACCTGGCCAGTGCCCGTGTCCTGGCACCACCGGGGTTCGACAGCGCCGGTCTGCGCAAGCGGATGGGTGACTTCGACACCAAGGACGCCGAGCAGCGCGTCGGCACCATCATGGGCGACTGCGTGAGCCACTACCGCAAGCATCTGCCAGGTCAGACGGCGATAGCTTTCTGCTGCAGCGTGGCGCATGCCGAGGCGGTTGCGGCGCTGTTCCTGTCTCAAGGCATCCCAGCCGCCAGCATTGACGGCACCATGACAGCCGACCAGCGCAGGGATCTGCTGACAGCACTCGGGACTGGTCGCATCAAGGTGCTGACCAGTTGCAGCCTGATCGGTGAAGGCGTGGACGTGCCCAGCGTCGGCGGGTGCATCCTGCTCAGGCCAACGCAGTCAGTCAGCCTGCACCTGCAGATGATCGGCCGTTGCCTGAGGCCATCGGGAGACAAGGTTGCCGTGGTCTTAGACCACGTCGGCAACACGCTGCGGCTAGGGCATCACCTGGAGGACCGCGACTGGACACTTGACGGCGCCCAAAAGCGCGACCGCGAGCAAGCCCCGAGTGTCAAGGTATGCCCGGTGTGCTTTAGCACCAGCATGAGTGCTGCACAGGTGTGCCGCGATTGCGGGCATGTGTTTGCCCCGCAGGAGACCAAGGAGCTAAAGGTGGTTGACGGTGAGCTTGTAGAGATGCGGCGACAGCAAACTTTAAAGCCTGGGGATGCGATTGAGGTTAGAGCGTTTGCGGTTAATGGTAAGCCTTGGATAAAAGGCTGGAAATTTGAAAAGCTATACGAGGAAGAAAAAAATCATGGCCGTGCGAAATGTTATGACCCATCGGGGAAGGGATGGAGCGTGTCAATTGATGACATTCGGATACCCAAATCAGAATCGATTCGGGCTGATCGCCGCGAGCAAGGCAGCGCGCAGACCCTCGATGACCTCCGCAAGCTGGCGCAGCAACGCGGCTACAAACGCGGCTGGGCAGAGCGCGTGTATCAGGCTAGGTTGGCCAAGCGGCATGGGCTATGAGTGAGCGAGCAGCGCATCCAGCAGGAAATCCGGCTAGCCATCAGCCACGGCGACATCAAGGTGTTCCGCAATAACACCGGCACACTCAAGGACGCCAGCGGCCGCCCGGTGCAGTTTGGGCTGTGCAAGGGCAGCGCCGACCTGATCGGATGGCGCACGGTCACGGTCACGCCTGAGATGGTCGGCACCCAGGTGGCTGTGTTCCTCAGCATCGAGGTCAAGACCCCCACCGGCAGGTTGCGGCCAGAGCAGCAGCAGTGGCTGGATGCGGTGCAGGCTGCCGGCGGCATTGCAGGCGTGGCGCGCAGCGTTGAGGACGCGTTACGGATTGTGACTGACCACGCTTGACCACGGCGGCGCATGGTGTAGGATTTGGGGGTCCCAAACGGATCCCACCCATGACCCGCACACCTCTCGCCATGCTCCCCTCCGGCGCCACCAACATGGCTGTGCGCTGCCAGTCGGCCTGCATCGCATCGGTCGGGTCAGACATGGAGGCATGGGACCGCTGGAGCGCCAGCCTTGACCGCTGGATGTCGCATCCTCAATTCGACATGGCGGAGTTCAGCCGCCTATGTCGGGTCTACGGGCTCGACTGAGCCCATCATTCCACCCGCTTTAAGCAAATGACAACCACACTGACCCTGATCCTTGCCCTGTTGCTGCTGCCGTTGCTGGTGCTGCTATGGGCAACGGAGAGCACTGAGCAACGCGCCAAGCGGCTGCGGGGCTATGGCTGGTCGCAGCGCCGCATTGCGGAGCACATGCACATCAGCCGCTACCGCGTCCGCTTAGCACTGGCATAGAAAACGACGGGGGCGCCACACCCCCGTCAAAACCCTACCGACTGAATCCTACCCATGACATCAGACGACTTCTGGACATTTCAGACCGCCAAACAGCACGGCGGCGGGTTTATCTCACGCCTTGCTGATGCCGGGCTGGTTGCTGACCCCAGCAACCGTCAAGCCCTGCTGCAGGCATTCCCGCAACTGTTGCACTGCTTCGGACCGCAGACCCTGATCCACCGCCAACTGAGGCAGAAATGACCATCACAAACGAGAAGTACCACGCCGATCCAGCCGTCAGCGCCAGCCATCTCAAAGCGGTAATGCAATCGCCTTACCACTATTGGAGCCGGTACGTTGACCCCAACCGCAAGCCGGTCGAGCCGACTGCTGCGATGAAGCTGGGCAGCCTTGCCCATTGCGCCATCCTTGAACCAAAGGAGCTGCTGAACCGCTACGGCGTGTGCGCACCACGCAACACCAAGGCCGGCAAGGAGCAAGCCGAGCGCATGGCCGCCGAGGGCATAGAAGCCGTCACCGCAAGCGACATGGCGCTAGCGCTTGGCATGAGCGCTGCAGTCCGTAATCACCGTGCAGCGGCTGCATTGCTGGCTAACGGCAAGGCCGAGCAGTCGTTCTGGTGGACTGATACCGCCACCGGGATGCGCTGCAAGTGCCGCCCTGACTGGTATCAGGGCAGCACCATCGTGGACATTAAGACCACCACCGATGCCAGCCCGCAGGCATTCGCCCGCAGCGTGGCTACCTTCGGCTACCACATCCAAGCGGCGCACTACCTCGAAGGACTGTCAGACCGCTGCCAGCGGTTTGTGTTCGTTGCGGTCGAGAAGACATACCCGCATGCTGTTGCGGTTTATGAACTCGACGCTGAAGCCCTTGCATTAGGGCGGACCATGCGGGACAATGGCATGGACGTGATCGCTGCTTGCCATGCGGTTGACGTATGGCCGGGCTATGGCGACACGAACATCCAGACCATCAGCCTGCCTAAGTGGGCGACAAATCCCATCGAAACTGAGACCTTCTAATGTCAACAGCAATTACCACTTGGACCCCCGATCAGGTCCAATTGATTAGCAGCACCATTGCACCGGGCTGCACCAACGACGAGTTGCGGCTGTTTGCCTATGCCTGCCAGCGCACTGGCCTTGATCCGTTCAGCAAGCAGATCTACGCCATCAAGCGTGGCGGCAAACTAACCATCCAAGCCGGCATTGACGGCCTGCGTGCCATTGCCGAGCGCACTGGCCAGCTTGACGGCAGTGAGACCTATTGGTGCGGTGAAGAGGGCGACTGGAGGGACGTATGGCTCTCGTCTAAGCCGCCCGCTGCAGCTAAGACCATTGTCCATCGCAAAGGCAGCAATCATGCCTTTGTTGGCGTTGCCCGCTTTGCGGACTACAACGCCGGCCAAGGGCTGTGGTCCAAAATGCCCGCCGCGATGATCGCCAAATGCTCCGAGGCATTGGCATTGCGCAAAGCGTTCCCGGCTGACATGTCCGGTGTCTACACCACCGACGAGATGGACCAGGCCGCTGAGTCTGTAACCGTCACCACTGAGGCAGCGCCGGCATTGCCTGCGGTCAAGGCCAAAGACACCAGCAAGTTCTTCACCGCTGGTGCTGCAGCCATTGCCAAGGCCAAGAGCCTGCAGGACCTCGAAGACCTGCAACCGCGCATGGCAAAGCGGCTGGAAGACGGCGACCTGACGCAAGAGCAACACGACAAACTCTTGCAACAGATGCTTGAGAAGGAGGCTGACCTTGTATCTGACGACTGAACAACTAGCAGCACGCTGGGGTTTGAAGCCAAGCACTATCAAATCCCAGCGGCTGCGTAACCAGGGACCGTCTTATTACACGGTCCCACGGTTCGGCTTGCCCTTGGGTGAGTCGCGGGTCAGGTATCCCATAGCGGATGTGCTGGCCTTTGAAGAATCCCATTCCATTACCCCGATCAATCCATGAGCCTTTATGCTTCCGGCGTCGTTCGTATTATTAGCGAACCGCAGATTAAATTTTTTGATTCTGGCACTTGTGTTTGCAACTTCGGTGGCGGCATCAGCGAAGGCAAAGACAAAGACGGCAATTACATTAACAATGCAATTGATGTCGAGGTCTGGGGCAAAGGCGGCCAGATGATTGCCGACAACTGCAAGAAAGGCGACAGCATCATGGTCACTGGCGCCATCCGCCGCCAAGACTGGAACGATAAGGAGACCGGCACCAAACGCAGCAAGCATGTGCTTAACGTGCAGCGGTTTGAGTACCTGCCACGCGCTAAGTCTGAGGAGGCTGCATTCTGATGAGTGATATCAAGCAGGACAACGAGCGCCAGGCAATGCTTGAGCGTTTATACCACGAGCATGGCCGGGATAAACCCGACCACCCAATGCATGCACTTTACACGGGGCTTTATGAACAGCACATCAATCAAAGCAGCGTTTGATGCATGGTGGCGTGACAGCTATGGGGTGCCTCCGGGCACCCATGCCGTCATGACCCATGTTGCTTTCGCAGAGCACATCCTCAAGCTGATGGAGTTGGTAGAGAATGACCGACCCAGTTAATCACCCACCGCACTACACACAAGGCGGCATTGAGTGCATCGAAGCTATCCAAGCAGCACTAACCCCGGAAGAGTTCCGGGGTTACTGCAAGGGTCAAGTCTTTAAGTACATCTGGAGATCTAATCACAAAGGCAATTATGACGAAGACCTGCGCAAAGCTAATTGGTACATGCAGTGGCTGATCGGTTAAGCAATCTCAGGCCTGATGCTAAAGGCCGCAACTTCACGGTCAACATCCGCATGAGCCGTGAAGAGATCGAAGCCGCACGCAAGCTAGGCGACGGCAACATTAGTATGGGTTTCCGCCATGCCATCCGGTATGCCTGTTGGAAGAACATGCGCCCAATCAAACTCAGCACAATGCTGCGTAGCGCAGCAGTCATGGCAAAAGACCTAGAAGATGCCCGCGATTCAAGTTCAATGCCCTAACTGTGCATCTAGGCAGACTTATGTCGTCATGACAAACCAGCTTGACGACGGCACTATTGTTAGACGCCGCTGCTGCAAAGCCTGCGCACATCGTTGGTATACGCAGCAACCTGGTGAACTGCAAGTGCCACGCTGCTTACTGCAATGGTCAAGCGACAAACACATTATCGCCATCCGCAACAGTGATCTTATCTGACACCGAAATCCATGACCTGATTCAGCAGGGCATGGTGCAGCATTCCCAACCTGAGCTGGTCAACCCTGCCAGCCTTGACCTGCGGTTGGGCGACCTGATCATGCTTGAGTCAGTGGAATCCCACCAGATGATTCCGCTGTCGATCAAGGATTACACCGCTGATCACCCATATGAGCTGGTGCCAGGGCAGTTCATCCTTGCGCAGACGATGGAAGTGTTCAACATGCCCGAGGACGTGGCTGGGTTGTTCTTTCTCAAGTCCAGCCGAGCCCGTGAAGGCTACGAGAACTTGCACGCCGGTTATGCCGACCCAGGGTGGCATGGCAGCGCGCTAACGCTGGAGCTGAAGAACCAGCGGCAACTGCAGCCGCTGTCGATCTACCCAGGGCTCAAGATCGGCCAGATGGTATTTTTTCGCATGAGTCAGCGGCCGGCACTGAGCTATGCCGCCGTTGGCCACTACAACAACGACAAGCTAGTCACGGCCAGTAAGGTCGCGCGCCGCAGCCAGATGCCACGGTTCAACGCTGCATGAGCGCATTGACTCACGGACTAGCCAGTTGATCTGCGATCGCTGGCTGGCTTCTTGCTCGGCCAGTAGCAGCGCATACTCCAGCAGGGCGTTCCAGTCCTGCTGTTGATGTAATGCGCGCAACATGCTTGCGTTGGCAGCGCCGTGAAATTGTGCTTCTATCGTATGAACCAACGGATTCATCATGTCGGACTCTATCAAGGACTATCTCAACAGTATCGCCAAATATCCATTGCTGACGCCGCAGCAAGAGATACAACTTGGCAGACGTGTCGCAAGACTTAAAGAGCTGCAACAACTTGAAAGGCCATTAACAAAAGATGAACAGCGGGAAGTCCGCAGCGGTGAACGCGCCCGGCAGCGGTTTATTCAGTCCAACTTGCAACTTGTGGTGCATATCGCCCGCAAGTACGACAAGCGGCAAAACAAGACACTCGAGTTCATGGACCTGATCCAAGAGGGCAATATCGGCCTGTCGCGCGCTGTGGACCTGTTTGACCCCACCCGCGGCTACAAGTTCTCGACCTACGCCTACTGGTGGATCCGCCAGGGCATCACTAGGGCATTGATCACCTATGACGCCATTATCAGGCTGCCAATCGGTGTCCATGAGATGCTGTATAAAATCAACCGCACCATCCAAGACCTTGGCCATGAGCTAGGCGAAGCTCCTAGCACCAATCAGGTAGCGGCGCACTTGGACATGGACCCCAAAGAGCTGTCCATGTTGCTGCGGCAAAGCTACCGCGTGACCAGCCTTGATCAGTACATTTCTGATTCAGATGGCAATACCATCACAGAAACAATTGCAGACCCTAGCTGCAATGATGATGATTTGTCAGTCAGGCAAGATATACAAGAGATGATGGAGTATTTTGGCAAGTACCTTGACGAGACAACACAAGCAGTCCTTAGGGCGCGCCTTATTTGTCAGCCGATGACATGGGGAGAGCTTGAAGAGATGACTGGTATCAGCAAAACGCGCCTGTACACCATCCAGCAACGAGGCATCATGCGCCTTCGTATGCTGATGAGCAATCCGCTGGCGGATACCCCACTTGGAACCAACAATAGAAAGGCACGGTGATGTATGGCGTGTATGCCTCAACGGCATGTGCAAGGATCACGCGCAGGACTGGCAGGCGATCATTTTCTATCATCAGATGCTGAATCAATCGACCAGTCCTGAATCTTTAGAACGCGATCGACGGTCCACGATTCTTGGCGACTGAACCACTCGCGCCATTCTTCGCTGCCCTTGCGACGGTTGCAATTCTTGCATGCCGGGACAAGATTGCTAGCAACTGTGGCACCACCTTTATGGCGTGGCTTGACGTGGTCTAACGTGTCAGCCGGCACGCCACAATAGGCGCATTGATGTCCCCATGCTTCAAAAATTTGCTGCCTGAATTGATGCTTTGCACTGCGTTTTGATACGAGGTTCGAGCCATCAATCGAGTGATCCACGCAATTCGGGGATTGGTAGCACCTGGACCGATAAGCCCAGGATGTGATTATTGGACGGCGCTAACTCACTGAGTCGCGCCACAAAGTCATCCGATACCGCCTCCGGGTCATCGCTGTCGCTTTCCACCACAATGGTGTATTCAATCTCAAGGACGTATTGCCTCATACGGTTGGCCTGCAGGTGATGTCAACGCCGCCGCGTTCCCGTGGTCGCAGCGTTAGCCAGATGCCGCCAAGTGACTTAGGCATCACGATGCGCTCAATTGCCCAACCGCCTGTAGCGCCAAACTCTTGCTTGTAGGTGCCAGTTTGCAGGTGCCAACGCTGCTCAATCCATGCCTTGCCATTCTCTGCGATGCGGTAGCACGGGTGTGCAACGATGCTGCGTTCATGGTTGTGGCCATTGACCATGATGTCAGCATCAGGCGCAATCTGCGCATACCGGCCACCGCCCATAGTGCCTTTGGTGACGATGCCGCCCCATGCACCATGATGGAAGAACAACGTGCAGCGGCGTGTACGACCAGCCGACTGCCGGAACGCAAACCGTATAAAGCCCTGATAGCCCATGTGCTCGGTGACGGCGCCGTCGTTGCGCATGAGCCGCACCACATTCTCTAGCGGGTCGATCTCTTGATTGTTGAGCACGGCGGTCTCGTGGTTGCCGTCGCCCATCATCAAAATCATGTCGCCGTATGGCTTGAGCAAATCTGCCGACTCACGGAACACCAGATCAAAATAGTTGCCGCCTAGGTGCTCTGGCCTGATGTCGCCTTTGCTGCCGCGCCTGTCCTTTTTGCCTTGCATCAGGCATAGCACATCGCCAAACATCAGCACATGACCGCCAATCGCTTTGCACTCCTCAAGGTGCTGCAGCAGCAACTTGCGGTTGCATTTTGGATTGTCAAGGTGGATGTCAGAAAGAAGCAGAAAGGTTGCTTCTTCCTTTGTACTGCTGTACGGTATCCGTATCTCCAATAATTCTGGCGATACTCTTGAAGCAGTAATCGCCATGCCGTTGGTAGCGGCTTACACAGCAAGTCTAATAGACCCAGCGCACGCGCGGCCGGCCTTTGCGTATGCCTAGATGAACGAATCCCTTTGGTGCGCCATAGCCAACGCTATATGGCCATTCCCGATCAACCCATGCCTGCACCTTGTTAATGTCCACGCCATCGACGTAAAAATCCACGGCTCCGACACCAAGCGCGTCATATAGGTGCTCACTGCCCGAGGCGCCGCCAACAGCGCGGTTAATCGCTGCTGGCCGGTAACCACTGGTGATCGTGATGCGCTTGCCGCCAAATGCGGTGCGGACGCGCTCCAAGAACGCCGACAGCTCGGCTGCGGTGTCAACCTGATGCTGGGCAACAAACCGGCGGGCAGGATCACCTAACGCAAACTCGCCAAGGGTGAAATGCGCCGACAGCTTGGTGCCGAACGGATCGCTTGGCTTTACCTTGTACGGCAACTGTTGCGCACCTTCACCCCATAGCCGGCCTTCAGCCTGCCGCCTGCGCAGCAGGCCAGCCTCGACGTTAGTACCAGGATTGCGGTACAGCAGCATGGCCTCGGGGACGCCGTTCCAGTCTTTATCTTTCAACCGCTTGCTGATCGTCTCGAATCCAGGATTGCCGTAGAAGCCGCTGCCTAGGTTGTAGGCAAAGCTGATCAGTGCTGACTGCTTGTCGCCATTCATGGCGTTCCAATACGGCACCGTTGCGCGCAGCTTCTCGACAATGCGCTCAATCTCCAAGTTCAACAGCTTGGCCGCTTCGATGACGGTGATCTTGTCACCACGCTGCACCTTGCGGCCGTCGCTGTACCTGGTGGTGCCATAGCCGATGGTCCACGGATCGCCGCCGCTAAGCGGATCCGGGTAAGCCGACAGGTGGCAGCCCTCGAACTCTTTGATCAGCTTGGCTGCCGCTTCATAGTCGTGCAGCTTGCCGCCTTGCTGCCAGGTTTTGTACCACGGCTGATCCTTATTAAACAGCTCCGGCGCAACCTTTAATAGTTCGGCTTCCAATTCAGAGATGGCCGCCATCTGGTGTGGCGTGCCGTGCTTGTAGTACCGGAACAGATCGGTCAGTTTGACCATGGTGATTTGATGCTCATGGGACCACCTAGCAGCCGACTGTCGCCGGTCTGCAGCTCATCGTCAATTGGCTCATGCGTGATGATTGGCTCTGGCGCGGCAGGTTGAGCCGCGTGCCAATCCGCCTCAGCCGTATCCAGCTTGGCAGGCAAAGTCAGCTCAAACCACCAACGCCGCCAGCCAAGCTCTAGCCCTTCTTTACTTTCAGCAGGTTCAGGATTTGGAATACAAGCTGAACAACACTGTTGCTCTTAAGCGGCGACAGTGCAATCAGCTCACTGGCTGCAGCAACAACAATCCAAAAAGCAGGATGGGACAGGAAGTCCATGACTAACGGTGTGGGCGTGCCTCTAGCGTAGCCACCCGCTGCTCGACGCCATTCAACCGCTTGAACGTTTCCTGACGATCGCTGCGGATGTCGCCGTGGAGCACCTCCAGTTGCGTGGCGATGTGCTCCACTGCAGCGGTGAGCCGGATCACTGCATCACGGGCCTCGTCATTGCGACGGCTGAACCCCATGGCACCCATCGCAGCCACGCTGATGGATGCCCCAGCAACAGCAGCGACCAGCTCGATCATGCACTCAGGTTAGCGCCTGCTGCCATGGCATCCCGCTGGCCTTGCTTGGATGGTGCTGCTCGTCGAGCTGCGCCTGCAGGGCGGCTTCGATTTCGGTGACTTTCTCGGCACCAAAGGCATCCTTGACCCAGCCGATGACCATTTCTTCGGTCAGCTCGGCAAACGGCACCATGTCATCCTCGGGGCGTTCCAGGCCGAGGCTGCCGTATGCGCCGCTGGTGTAGGTGCCGTCGGCGGCATTGACGGTGTAGTGGACGGTGAAAACGAAGCCGTCGCTGGTCTCGCGCTCCAGGTTGGCGATGGCCCAGGTAAAGGTGGTGTCGGACATGGGTCGGTGGGTGACTGTGTAAGTGTAGGACGGGTGTCTAGTGAAGGTGACTACTCAGCTTGGCCACGCCTCATCAGCGGCGGCACGCAACTGCTGGATAAAAGCTTCCAGCTCTTCGCGGTTTTTGGAACTCTTGGGTGTAGAAACTGTCTTCGTCGTTGGATAAAAAGACTTTTCCGTCTTTAGCCCAGGGTGTGTGGGGCACGACGCAGTACCATTTTGTGGTCATGATTTTTAGTGGGAATGGCTACTGGGCTTCAAGCTCGGCAGCGATGGCGTGCAGCGCATCGCGGGTCCAATTGATGCCGAGACTGTGCGCTGCATCGGGTTGTATTCGTCCTTCCCACTGAGCAGCTAATACCTGATCTGCAGCAACTCGCAGGGCGGCGGCGGCAATCTCCCGTGAGCAACACTCAGGGTTGATCTCGTACTGCATAACGGCAGTCAACACCGCTTGGGCGGCGGGAGAAAGGGTGCGGTCAGTCATTGGCACCCCCAGAGAGCGAGGGCGTCAACGATTAGAGCATGTACGCACTCCAGCCCTTCGTCACCACCGTCGTACATAAAGCTGTGCTCTGCGCACAGATCATCTACCTCGGCAAGCGTCGGCCCCTGCGGCTCGGGCTGGGCCAGGGCGGCGCGGGCGCGGTCTACAACCGCATGTGCATCGGCGCAGTCGCCATAATCGCCGTAAGCAATCCAGTCTTCAAGTTCGTCAACAAGCTCAGCGCACAGCGCACGAAAGTCAGTCATCGAGCTGCTCCAGTGCGCGGCGGACAACGTTGGCAACATCTGCTGACAAACGATCATCAGCGACAGCGGTGTCAATGGCCAGCAGCGCCTGTTCCTTCAAGCTCGGCTGCTTAGGCTCGGGGCGGCGAGCGGCGCGGATGTAGCGAGCAAAGTCATAAGCATCCTCACCTGCGTCAATCTCAACCAGCCTTAGGCACGCCTCCAGCTCTTGGTCTGCGCCCCATTGGGCGGCTTGCTCCGCTATGTAGCTCTCGTAAAACCATGTGTGCTCGTCGTACTCGGTACGCTCCATCCATTGACGCACCAGCTCCGGCGGCGGGGCAATGGGATGCCTGTAGTCTTCTTGGGTCATGGTCTCCAGGGGATCGTGGCCAGGGGCAGGGTGTTGACGCACCGCTGCCCCAACACACTACCACACGGCGTCAAGCCCAGCCATTCGGAGATTCCAGATAGTTGAGCCAGACCTCGATGTGAGTAGGACTCAGAGGTTTGCCGCGTCTAAACGAGCCTTGAGACTTTCGATCTCGGTAACAGCTTCCTGTAAAGCGTTGGTCAGCACAGCGATCAGATTCCCCTCGGCAATGCCGTAGAACTGTTCCTCTGGCGCCAACTCATTGCCCTCGTTGTCCTTGACAACAGGGCGGACGTTTTCCTTGATGACACTACTCATCCAAGGTTTATCTGCCAGAACCTCTTGCACTTCTTGAGCGATAAAGCCAACTTGAATGCCTTCGGGAAAGTTATGCCCCTCACGCACCAACACTTCATTGCCTTCGTCATCAATACGAGTGATGTCCTCTTGGGGTTTCCAGGTGAAGCTAACCGGACGCAGGGCCTTGACGAGATCCAAGCATCCGCCGAGTGTAGCAACGTTTTCTTTATACCGACCATCAGAAGTGGCGATGGTGGCACTGGTGGCAAAGATCTGACTGTTGACTTGGAGCTTGTAGGCACCGTTGTCTGATGTGTAGCCAACCAGAAGCTCGCCTGCGTTATTGATACGCATGGCTTCAGTTGGTGATGCCGAACCATCAGCAGTAACGGAGAACACTAGACGAGTTGGATAAGATGTCCCAGCGGTCCAATTTCCATCGCTATATGCTTGGACAAGTGCGCTAGGAATAGCAGAACCACCGAGCGCAATGGTGCCTAGTTCTATATTGCTGGACGTAATGTTTCCGGCACCTTGACCTCTTTCAATCCGCAATGTTCCAGCGTTGGCAACTCCAGCACTGTTACCTTTCAAGACAAGAGTGCTTGTTTGAGAGTCAGAAGACGTGCCAACTAACAGGCGTCCCGAGCTGTCGATGCGGGCGCGTTCTATAGAAGAATCATTAGCAAAAACTAGTGACGCAGACTCAAGCTGCAAAACACTACTACCGCCGTTGGCGTTTCTAAGCTTGGCAGTTTGATTCACTGCACTGCCTGGCAAGTTGATGATGGGGCTGGCATTAGTAAAGAGCGCATCGCCAACAACGTGAAGTGTTGCGCTAGGACTCGTAGTGCCAATCCCTACGTTGCCCGAGGAGTCAATAAGCATCCTTAGATCAGGAATGCCGCTGTAGTCATTGGCTGGATTTGTATAGAATCCAAGTGATGAATTGGTGTTGCCGCTAGCAATTGCAGATATGGCGGCAGGGCTTCCGTTGCCGGAACTATTTAGCGGTGCAAAGAATATGGTGGATCTATAGTTTGTACCAGATCCTGAACCTGAGTTGATTTGAAGATGACTTCCGGCTGCGTTGAGTGTTGCAGACTCGGCAATGTCTTGCTTCAAGTGCAATAGCGAGCCAACGCTGCTAGTCCCCAGACCTACTCGATTATTCGAAGCATCAACGTACAGCGTATTGCTGTCGATGTTGACGTTGCCGCTGGCGTCAATGGTCAGCCTGCTGGTGCCGCCCGTGCTGATGGCAACCTGGTCAGTGCCAGGGCTGTAGATGCCGGTATCGGTGCCGCTGTCTTTGAAGTAAATGGACGGCGCCCCAGCCGTTCCGTTCTCCAGGGCAATAGTGCTCCACTCGCCGTCGAGCTGGTAAAGCGTGATCCAGCCGTTGTTGGCGGCGTTTCGGATCTTGAACACCGGCGGGCTGCTGCCGGTATCCGCCCAGGGCATGTAGGCGTAGGTCGTGGTCGGTGCAGTGGCGCCGCTGTTCTGGCTGACGATCGCCGCCAGCGCATTGTTCAGGTCAGATCGGACGGCTGCACCAGTGCCGTTAGCGATGACGTAATCGTGTTGAGCCATAGCTAGGCCACTTTGCTACCAGTTTAAGCGCCCTTGCCAAATCCCACTGCAGTCCATAGGAAATCCCTGCTGACGGCAGTGCCCGCGCTGTTTCTGAACGTCACGTCAAAGCCGGTGCTCGTGACGTTGGTCACGTTGAAGTAATCGCCTGTCGCCATGTTCTGCGCGACGATGCCGATGCTGGGCAGGCTACTGCTCAGGCCGCCAAGCAGTGCAGTGCCGGTGAAGAAGGCTTTGTCGAATGCCACTGAGTAGGTGCCAGCGCCGCTGGTGACAGCACCGACCGACTGCTCTGTCCTGCGCTGGAAGGTGGCTTCGTAGCCGAGCTGATCGATCAGGATGTTCTGCGCTGAGTCGTTGCTGATCAGCTCAGCTTTGAACTGGAAGCCACGTCCCAAGAACGTGCCATTGACGAACTCCTGCCAGCTTGCCCAGGTCGGCGTCCCAGATGGATCGTCGTTAGTGCGTCTCAGGTACAGCTTGCTGTTCACCTTGTCCACAATGGCACCATCCCAATCCGACCAGCTATCGACCAGGCCGGTACGGCTATCCATCAAATCACTCGGATAGAAGCCGCTTGTGACAAAGAACCGTGACAGGTCCAATGCGTAAACCGCACCCAAATCCAAGGTATTAAGGAACTCATATGTGCCAGAGCCGGTGATTGGTCCCATGTGATCAAACACAGGGATCAAATCAAGATCAAGCACATCATCTAGCTCGTCGCTGCCGTCAAGCGTTAGCGCGTCATAGTCCTCGTCGTAAAAGACATCTGTTTTGTTGCCTTGAAATGGCGGCGAGTCTGCATCTTCTCGGCGGCTTTGCACCAGCAGATTGCCGAGCGCATCCGGGAAGTCAACGATCACGCTCGCCTCGGTCGGACTCTGACGGCCACCGTCATCCTCGAACTTGACTAGGATCTCGCCTTCGACAAGCGGCACGATGGCTTCGGTGCTGTAGCCGGCGACTGCAGGGATTAAGTCAACGCTGTTGCTCCAGGTGCCGGTGCCATTGGTCCGGTTGGTGTGGCGAATGTGAACACGGCCAGCAACACGCACGTCCAGGTCAACCGTGGCATCCCACCGCAGGCGGGCGCTGTTGGCGCTGATCGGTTCGATCGTCAGGTTTTGGACGTTGCCAGGCGGCTCAGTCTTGCCGATCAGGTTGAAAGTAGCTGTAGCTGGATTACTGACACCACCGAGGCTGTTGATCGACTGGACGCGGACTTGCAGCGTGCCAGCGTCTAAGCCCTCGATGCGGGTGCTGGGGCTATTGGTCTCGATCTGCGACCAGTTGTTGTTGCCGAGCCGGTAGATCACCCGGTAGGACTGCACCAATTGCGTCGGCGGTACCCAGCTCAGCTCAAATGCGGTGCGGACGTTCTGGCCGTCGGTGTACAGGTGCTCCGTGCCAGTCAGGCCGGTGGGCGACGCAGGCAGAGCTGACAGGTTGGAGATGTCTCGTGTCTGCAGCTTGATGTCTGACTCGATCGAGGCATAGATGCTGCTGTTGTAGGCCAGCGCAGTCACGCCGTAGATGCCGTCCTCGGCCTCAGCCACACTGACGACACGGAACTGCTGCGTCTGCAGGCTGGTGTTCTGCAGGACCCAGATGCTCTCGGGGTTGGGCGCTTCGCTGAACGCGCTCGTGACCGTGATCACACCAGCAGTCAGGGTGCTGACGCTGCGGGTCTCGACTAGGCCGGTGGGCAGCAAGACGCTGATCGTGGGCGATGTGCCGAGCGTGATGCCGGTGGCGTCGTCCAGCGTGACGGTTGTGGTTGTGGCTGCTGCGATGCGGCCGCCGCGCCTGCTGCCAGCCTTGACCGGATCGGCCACGTCGATCACCATGCCAGGCCGCAGCACGATGCCCGAGTCGATCGACACTGAGAAAGTGACGGTCTCGGTTAGATTCTGCTCGGACAGCAGCGCCCACTTGCCAGCACGGTGCGCCTGCCCTTGTGAGTAGCAGCCGACTGCCTTGATGTCCTTGTTGATGATGCCGTACTTGGCAACGGCTGATGCATCCTCGACATACTCATAAGACACTTCGCCCAGGTTGTCATAATCCTGATAAGCAACAGTGGCAGTCGTGTGCCGTGCCTTCTGCGATGAACCGCTGTAGTTAAACAATCCCTCGACCACGTTGGCTGGGGTCAACAGGTATTGCGGATCTGATGGCTTGTCCTGCAGCACTACCATGGCGCCGGCGCCGTAGTAGGCAATACCACGGAACAGGGCGACGAACTCCTGGATGACGTTGTAAACCTCGTCCCTGCTGTTGATCAGCATGTTGCAACTGAACCGTGGCTCTAGGCCGCCGCGTCCGTCGCTGACCAGCTCGTTGCAGTACTGGCTGATCGCGTAGAAGTCGTAACGATCCAGGCTGCTGGCCGGGATGCTTGCACCGTATCGGGTGTTCGTCAGCAGATCCCACAGGCACCATGCCGGGTCGTTGGTCCAGGTAGCAGCACCGAAGGTGCCATCCCAAACGCCGCTGTAGGTAACGCGGCCGAGGTATGTGGTCGTGTCGACCGTGGCATTGCTTGGCAGTTGCACCTTGATGCCACGCACCAGGTACTTGCGGGCTGGGATGCCTTTGAACTGGCGGCTGTCGAAGCGCAGGAAGGCCAGTGCGCTGTTTGGATACCTGAACTTCTCGTCAATGATCTCGGTGTAGCTGAACCAGAATGTGCGATTTTGCCGACGAGCACTGGATTCATCAGCGCTGATCCGCTCCATGCGGATGTCAACCGGAAATGCTCCGGTCAGGCTGATGATGTAGTCGCGCTGATAGGCGTTGGTTGTCTTGCCGCTGATCGTGTCCTCGAAAACGGTCGTGTAGCCGCCGCCGTTGTATTGCACACTGCAGCGGATGCTGACGCTATGACCAACGATGTCGCCGTCATCCTCGATGATCTGCAGCGCTGGCACCTGCACCGTAATGCGAGCGCGATCAACGTCTGAATCAGTGATCTGCCGGGTGACGGATGCAGCAGCCGTGATCTCGACGTTCACAGCCTGCTCTGATTCGATCCCGTTGGTGTTAGGGATGTAGCTCTGAACCTGCGTGCCAGTGCGGGTGATGACGGTGTAACCCGTGAAATTGTCAATTCCGCCGCTGCTCTGGACTGGCGTGCCATCCAGGTAGATGCCCTGCACACCGCCCTCAATGCCATCGATCTCGCCTTCGCTGATCAGGTCGAGGACGCTGGCAAATTGAACCGACTGCAGGCTGTCATCAACCTCTGAGGGGATGTGAGTTGTGCCGCCGCCACCCTTTCCGCCGCCGCCAGTGCTAGCACCCTGGATAGCGCCAACACCCAGACCAGCGTTATGAACGCGGATGCCACCAGCGATAAACGTATGGTGCCCTTTAACGGTCAAGTTGTAGACAGTGCCAGTGCCTATGTCTTCGCGGTTGATAATTGGGCGCAAGTGGTTATTCTCATCCACCAGACAGTCATCACTGCCAAGGCTCCCGATTGGAACGAAAGCATTGAACTGGTTCAACACCCAGTGGTTTGGCGTGGCATCCAGCAAGGCGCCTCCCCAAAGCTGATAACGCACGACGCACTCGTTCGGGTGCTCATGCACCTTCAGAATTGTTGCCGTATGCAGCTCGCCCTTGTCGTCAAAACTCAGGACTTGATCGCCTACCTGCAACTCATCAATGCGACGTTCGCCGTCAGGCGTTCGCACCATCGTGTGCCCAAGAAAGCAACCGCCGCCTGTGCTGGCACCTTGAATCATTGTCATTTCAGTTGTGCCACGTCAAGGCCACTAGACAGGACAGCCGAACCGACAAAAGCCCGGCCATAGACAATCGGCACCGGCATCCCCTGCTGGCTGGTATTAACAATGCCGCTGAAGCTGAACGATTCCAGACGTGCGGCTTCCTTGCCGCGCTGCAGGGCTGAGATGTCCGGCTGCGGGGACAGCATTTGAGCGACGCCGCCCAAGATCAGGCTGGCACCGATACTGCCGAGCACCGTGCTAACTGCAATGGGAGCCGCCAAGCCGAGCAGGCCGATGGTGGCGCCACCTGTTAAGAATGCCAATGCCACCAAGCCGATGCCAGCAAAAATCTGCCCAACACCCTGCCCAGCGCCGGTCATCACAGGCGCAATGCTGAACACATCCCGCTCAGACCATGGCAACACGGCCACGCTGTTATCCTCGGGCGTGATGCGCTCCTTGCCGACGGTAACGCGGAAGCCCATTCCGGTCTGCTCAGAATCGATCAGCCACTTGTCCAAACCCGGAAAATTGACACACAGCGCTTTGATCGCCTGTGCGGGCGTGTCCACCTCGAACTCGAACCGGCACTGGCCGAGTCGCTTGCGGAGTGCGCCGTAGACCTTAACGACTTTCATGCCGCAAGACCAGGGCAGTGCTCTTGACATAGTAACCGCCAAACACGTCGCGGCTACTGAGTCGCCCTTGCACATGATGCAGGATTTGCTGGTCGCCCAAGTAGACCGCAGCATGGTTGGGCAGGCCTGCCAACAGTTGCATCAGGATCGCGTCGCCGTATTGCAACTCCTCAAATGGCACCGGCCTGAATCCCTGCGAGCGATAGCCGTCAAGGTACAGGTTCTCGCCGCGCTCCCAGAACCGATCACGCCGCTCAAAATCTGCCAGCATCAAGCCCCACTCGCGTTTGTACCAGTCCCGCACTAGGGCATAGCAGTCCACCACACCGAACACGAACTCACGGCCGACGTATGGCAGCTCAAACGCTACAGGCTCGCAGCCGCCCCATGCCTCAGTTTTGGGGTTGACGATCACCCACGGCAGGCCGCTGTTGTTGCAGCCGATTTGATCCGCTGCTGATGGCACTGGCTGCGTTACCGGATGGCTATGCACCACGGCCACGATCTCGCCCAGGTCTTCGGCTGTTGCGTAGTCGGTCGGATCCAAGACGAAATGCTCATCCGGTGTAGCGGCGATGTTGCGGCACGGGTAGTAGCGGCGCCGGCCTTTGACCACATGGATCAATCCGCAGCACTCGCGGGGATCCTCGGCCTGCGCGTGCGCCAGGATGTCAGCCTTGAGCGTGTCGGTCAGCTTCATCGTGCCCTAGGTCGTAAGTCCCGCCCCCGGGTAGCTTCCGAACGGCAACTCAGCAGTGGCACCAAACCGCAGCTTGCAGCTCTCCACCCGCTTGCCGCATACATCAGCCGCCAAGGTGCCAACGACCTGATCGTTCACGTTCCAGTAGTTGCTGCCGGTGTAGCCGCACTCAGCGCCACGATACTTCCATTGGCAGACGTTGGCGATGATCTGCCGCTGTGGCAGCATGACGCCGGCCAGGTCGAACTTGCTGGCCAGCTCGAACTCAACCAGATCGCGGTTCTCGTTCGACTTCCGATCGACGTACCATATCTCCGTTGGGAAGCGGGCATTAGGGTCGGCGTTGGCCTCGCCATCGAGGAACTTCTTTAGCGTGCGGATCCGCCGCACTGTGGCGCCGCCCAGGTCGTTGCCGGGTGTGGTCGCGTTGACCAGCAGCAGCAGCGTGGTCATGTCGCTGAACAGGTTGCTGATTCGCAGCGTCGGACGCGGCAGGCTGCCGGAGCTGGTGTAATCAAAGCCCGTCGCCTCGACCGGGAGCCTGACGTAGGTGTTGCCGTCAAACACGATGTTGCCGGTGACGTCGGCATTGACGCCGTTGTGCCAGTAGTAGGTGGTGCTGGCGCCGTGCAGCGTGGTGTCAAGCTGCAGCTCGAACAGCTCGATAATGGCGTTCGGACCTAGGACCGCCAGCTCTTCGTAGACGCTGCTGATCGCTGCCCATGTGACGCCGCCATCTGTGATCGTGCTGCCGATGTCGGTCGGCCATGCTGGTTCCGTGCTAGCGCTGGTGCCTGCCACAGTGCAACGGAACACCAGCCCGCTGGCCTGTGTGGTCGTGGCGCGGACGATGGCGCCGACCGCGTAGCTCGTGCTGGCTTGCCAGGCGGTGTAGGCCATCAGGGCTCGAACACTTGGCGGAAGGTGGCATTAATTATCGCCCTGCCGTTGTACGGAATGGACTTGCTCCAGCTATCACAGACCCACTTGTAAGCGGTTGCCTCATCTGGTGGTGTCCAGTCAAATGCAGCCGCATCAGCAGCACGGGCATCAAGGAAGGTCTCGATGGTGTCCGCGTTGGCCTCGGTGATGTTGTTCCAGGTCAATGACCACTCTTTTGGATTCTGGTTCAGTCCATAGGTCAATCGTTGCTCGTAGCCATCGCCAAACTGCACCACACGCCGCTTCGGGGCGCTGCGCTTCTCGGCGCCATAGGTAGGACTGATCGCGGGAAAGGTAGCCATTAGCGGGTATTGGCGAGCAGGCCGCCGGGACGTTGCATCTTGACGATCTCAGCCTGCACTGCAGCACCGACGATCCTACCGAGCTGATTGGCATTCGGCTCGTTACCTTCCACGCTGGTGCCGCCTGCGTCTACGTTGACCACCACGCTAACGGCACCGCCAAAGCTGCCGGTCGGTGCAATGCCGCCACTGCGGCCTGGCATAAACAGCTCAGGACCACGTTCGCCAACTAGATAAGGCTGGCCTGCCATGACGCTGCCGCCCTTGGCGCGTCCAAGCAGTGATGGCATGGAGAACACATTGGGGTTAAATCCAACGCCAGGCGCAAAGCCGCCGCCGCCGCCAGTCACACCGCCAAACAATCCGCTAAGGGCGTTGATTGCCTTTTGGATGACGAACACCCGCAGCAGTTGGTTGGCAATGTCAATCAGCACGCCAGAGGCAATGCGCCGCAAGCTAGTGCCAAAGTCCTCGCTGCCTTGGATCAATGCGTTAAAGGACGACGCCAGCCCTTCGCCAATAGTGCCGGCAAGGCCATCAGCTAATGCCTTTTGCTGCTTTTGCTGCTCCGTTAGCTGAACAGTGAAGTCAAGCGCTTTGCTGTAACCTGCGGCCATGTCGGCAATCCGCTCAACGATCGTCGGCAGTGTGACTTTTGCTTCGGCTTCGTTAATCTCTTTAAGCGTTGTGGCATATTCAACAACAGCCGCCATGATCTGAGCTCTGCGCTTATTAGGTCCGATCTCTTGCTTTGAAATCTCAAGCAACGCGAGCTGCTTGGTGTAATAGGCATCTTGTTGTTTGTTTTGTGTCTGCTGCGCAATGCCAAGCCGCAACCGCAGCTCTAACTCTTGCGCAGTGATGTCTTTAATTTCTTTGGCTTGCTTGGTCTTGGGCGTTTTGCCGCCACCACCACCTGCGGCTTCACGAGCCGCCTTGTTTCCTGCGCCTTTGCTAGCAGCGCCGCCGCCGCCCAGTGCCCGGCCTTGCATTGAAAGCCGAATTGGCATTTCGGGTCCTGCTGGTGCTGCATACCCCTCGCCTGCGCGACGCTTCTTACCAAGCCTGGCAATGCCGCCCAGTGTTGATGCGCCGCCAAGCGTCATTATATCCATCAGCGCTATCAAGCCTTTATTTCTGCCAATTTCATTTAGTCGCAGAATAGTACCCAGCAATCCCTCATTCATTGATCCGATGCCTAGGTTGATGCCACCAAACGCATCACCCATCACCATGAAACCAGCTTTTAGATCCACTGTGAACTTGGTGGCTTCTTGAAGTGCCTTTGTAATTTCTTTAATTGAGGCAATCACAATCGGCGCCACCGCGCCACCTACTTCAACCTTGAAATCTTCAAAAGCATTCTGAAGATCAATGACTCTTTGCTGGGGCGTGTCCAATGCTTGCGCTAATTTGGCGGCGCCTTCGGTGCGCACCCGATCAAGCGCTCTAACAATAACCTCAGCGGTAATCTTTCCTTCCGAGCCAAACTTCTTAATGCTGCCAACATTAATATCCATCTCCTTGGCAATTGCCTGAGCAATAGCAGGCATCTGCTCAAGAACTGATCTCAGCTCATCACCCTGTAAAGTGCCACTACCAAGACCCTGCGACAGTTGCAAGAATGCAGCATTCGCAGCTTCAGCGCTAACGCCGCTTAGCTTCACTACCGTATTGAAACCTTCATAAATCGCGTTGATTTCATTGAGTTGAAAACCTACCGGGCGCAGCCTTGTATAAACGTCTGCGATAGCTGTTGACGCCTGAATCTGCGATAAACCAAACCGTTTAGCAGCCCCCTCTGCCACTTGCAGAACAAGCCTGTAATCGTCAAATCCTTGGCTAACCAGCTTGATGCGTCGTTCGGCGCCATCGGCAGCGTTAGCGGCGGTAATAAACGCCGTGGCGATACGCTGAGCATTGAAAGCTGCTGCTCCAGCGGCCAACCCGGTCAAAGCCGTAGCGGCATCTGATGTCGCTCGGCTGGCACCCCGCAATCGAGCTTCGTATTCCTCAATCTGCTTTGCGGCCTTTTGATAAAGAGCGCCACCAAGTTGAACCCGGCTTTGCACATCCTGCAAAGCTGCGATCTGTTTGCGTATTGCTGATTCTGTATTGGCTACTTTTGCGCCAAAAACAGACTGGACCTGCCCGGCAGTTGCAAAGGCAGACTTTAGCTTTTGAGTAGCGGCCTCGGCCTGAGCTGATGCGCTGTTAACGCGCTGCAACGCGGCAATCGCATTGCGTGCGTCAACCCTTAGCTCAACGTTGGAGACTGCCATGGCACCAGTTTACCGGCGGCGGGCTTTGTCCATTGCTTCCTTCTCGCGCTCGCCTTTGATCTCGTAAAACGCTGCAAAATGGATAAACTCAGCATCGGTCAGCTCAGTCCGTAACCGGCTGACTGTCATACCAAGCTCAGTGGCCAGGAAGAACTCAAAGAAGAGCAGGCTGTCCTGGCCTAGCTTTTTTTTGCTTCCTCAATGCCGCTGCTGTCGCCAAGACCAAACAGGAACAGCTCCAGCTCGTTCAGCACGCGCTCAGGCAGCTCACGTTGCAGTTTGGCTGCGTCAGCCGGCGCGAATGCCTTGGTGCCATTCTCCAACTCGGCAATCTGGCACAGCATGTAGGTGCTGATCTCCAGTGCCTCATCAGAACCTGCCAAGCTGTTAGCCCGCTTGCGGTCTGCGCGGGTGATCGGTTTAAAGTAAAGGTCCAGCACCGTATCACCAGCATCATTCTTGATGCTGAACTTTCGGCGCTGGTTGAGGTCAAATGCACCGGCGAGCAGGTCAACCGGGCGTTGTGCGGCGGGCATCAGATGCTCAGGGTAAGGGTTCCACTGGAGACGAAGTTGATCGTGATGATCTCGATCTCGCCAACAGTAGCGGAGTACTCAGTACTTGTCACCACAATGGTGCCGGTGATCTTCTTGCCGCCGGTTTCGTCCAGATACAGCTCAACGGCTGCGTCAGCCTCGTCGGTGGCCTGGTTAGCATCTTTGATCAGGTCCAGCTTGTCACCAGCGCCGGGGGCGTCGTACATCACCTCAATGGTGCCTGTGCCGCTGATCAGCCCGCCCACGTTGGCGCGGTAAGTGGCGCCATGGGATGTAGTATCAAGAGATTCCTTCTCAACGGTCATGGTCCAAGACCGCACTGCAGCGATCTCAGACAGGCCGCCACTGCCAGCTTTATCAAAGAAGACAGTGCCTTGTTGCCCGCGATAAAAAGCCATGATCAGATGTCGAGGGTGACGGTGCCGTTGGTAACGAAGTTCAGGGTGATGACTTCGATTTCACCCACGGTAGCTGAGTATTCGGCCGAGGTGATCACACCATCAAAGCTGATCTTTTTGGTGCCCGTGGTGTCGAGGTACAGCTCAAACAAGGCGCTGCCGTCATCGTTGACGGTGTTGACGTGCTCGATGAACACGTTGGTCTCGTCAGCACTGCTGGCGGTGTACAGCACTTCGCAGGTGCCGCTGCCGCTGATCAGGCCGCCGACATTTGCACGATAGGTAGCGCCCAGTGCGGTGGTGTCCAGCGACTCTTTCTCAAGGGTCAGAGACCAGGAACGGGTGCTGGTGATTGCTGCGGCAGTTGCACCGGCATCATCAAACTTGACGCTGCCTTGCTGCCCTCGGTAAAAAGCCATGGCTAGAGGTCCTCGAAGGTTTCAAAGGTCAGTCTGACCTGTGTTTGGAAGAAACCCTCCGGTGCTGGCGCGGCCACTACCTCGGGTCCGATCGGCGGGTCAAAATGAACACCGCTGACTATGACCCTATTGTAAAGGTCCCTGATCCGTTTACCGATCGTCAAGTTAGCGCCAGGTCCGACGCCAAGTGGCGTGAAGATATTGATGGCTACCACGCCGATAATGCTGTTGCTGCTGCCGGCGGTCCCGCCAAGTGTCAGGTACTCATTGGCCCCAAAGCTGACCAGGCATTGCACCCATGAGCTGTTGGGCGTCGGTACATAGGGCTGGTTGTGAAACACGACCGGCAGCACGGGCGACAACGCTAGCTCAGTGGCAAGCCGTGCCTCGATGGTGGCACGGATGGTGTTGAGGTTTGCAGCAGCCATCAGCCTTGCCTCCTGATGCGCTCCCAGTTCGTGTTGACAAAGTTTTGCATCTCACGGGCTGTGCGGTCTACCCATCCTGCCGGCGCCTGCTTGCTGCTGCCCTGCGCCAAGGACTCAGCATACGGCAGGTTGTTGTGCACGCTGTAGTAGTTGCCTAGCTTCTCCTGTCCTGGCTGGTAATTGCTGCCTTTGGGCGGCGTGATGCCTGCGCCGTAGGTGCCTTCAGGTGCAGGGACGCCATCGGCTGCGTTTTGGCCAATCTGCCAGCTAAAGCGGAACCTGCCGGTATCAACCGGGCTTTGCTGCTTAAGCCTGCTATCAGTCTCCAGCACCGTCACACGCAACAACTTCTCAAGCTGATCGCCCATGTAGTTGCCAATATCGCGGATGGGCAGGTTACTCATGCTCTTAGGATCATCTCGTAGGTAATCGCAGTGTTGTCCTGCTCGATCGTCTGGATGCGGATGATCTGATGCACGACGCTGTTGATGAGCACCTTATCAACCGTGGTCGGCACCGTGCCGTTCAGGTCTTTTGCCGCCACGATCAGCCGCTTATCGCCGGCCTGCACCAGTTCGTTCACCTCGCGGATATTGACATCTTCCAGCACGCCTCTGACACCAACATCCGTATTGGTCTCGGTGACAGCGCCGGTTGTGGTGTCGTAGCTGCTCAGCGTGATGTGGCGGATCGTGACCTCACCGCCCAGCTTTGCCATGATCTTGCTGGCAACGTTCTGTAGCGATAAGGCCAGTGCCATCAGAGCTTGTAAGCAACGACAGTGCCGCTGGTCAGTGTGATGCTGGTAAACACGCCTTCCATTTCGCAGCTTGCATTAAAGGGAATGGCGCTCAGCGTGTTGCCGGTGTAGTCCAGTGCAGTCAGGCTGGCGATCACCGAATCCTCAAGGGCAACGATCTTGCCAAACCGCCCAGTATGGGCTGAGGTGTCATCAATGAACTCAGCGCCGGGGTAGGCGTAACCCATGATCAGCTCCTGCGGATGGAAACGTTGCCTGGTCCACTGATTCTAAGCCCTATCAGGTATCGCTCCATCAGCGGCGGCACCTTATCCGCACCAACGGCGCCATAGCCAAGGTTAGGCGTCACGTCAAGGCTGCCGATTTTGACGTTTTTGTAGTCCTCAAGCCCGCTTAGCCCCAATGCGCTGGTGTTGTTATGCAGGAACACCGCCAGCACGGCCTGCGCGTATTTGATCTGCGTTGGAATCTCGGTATCGGTAAAGTAGTCCGTCGTGATGCGAAACGGAAACCCAACCGCATAGGTGTTGATGTAGGTATCCGGCTTGCGCACACCCGTACGTGGCCACTGCAGTGCCTGCGTATCGGTCGCCCGTGCGCCAAGAAACCGCTCGCGGTCTAGCCGTTGCGTTGCAGTAAACAGCGCCCGGTTGCGGCTATCAGTGTTGCCTGTGTTCCAATGCTGAACGTCAGCGTCCTCGACAAAGCCATCAATAATCGCTGTCGCTTCCGCCAGCGTCAGGTAGCTGTTGGCGTTTGCGCCGCCCACTGTTGCGTCGATTACTACTGCCATCGGTCTGGACCTCTGGGGTCAGTGTAGGAGTTGGCTCTGGCATAGAAAGAGAGGCCGCCGCGTTAGCAGCAGCCTCCTTTTCACGCAGTCGCCGGAAAGCGAACAGCCCCATCAGACGCGCTTGAGCAGCACGCTGAGGATCACACCAGCCAGGGTGGTGGTGGTGCCGGTCACGTCCAGAGACAGACGATCACCAGCCTCCAGGGTCAGGTTGGCGGT